CTCCCATGCTTGCCGGAGCGTTTATACCAAGCCCCCCACCAGGACTAGAGAGCTTAGCTCCCTTACCCTGCTTTTTCTTTTGTTTTTGTTTTTGATTCTTTTGCTTCTTCTTCGCTTTTTGTTGCTTTGATTTTGGCATTAGATTCGTGTGTTTTGCCAGGCTGTAACCCGGCTGTAATTCTTTCGACTTCCCGCTGAATCCTGCGGGCCCTTTTTGCTGCTGCCTTACTTTTTGTCGGTCCGGCGGGACTAGCTTGCTTTGATCCTTTCGTCTGTCTGCTTGCCTGCCCGGTGGGACTAACTTCACATCTGACTGCTTTTGCTGCCTCTTGTCCTTGTCTGGCTGCGACTGCCCCACCCCTTTTGAGGGTGAAGGGACAGTTTGGCTGCCTCCAACTGGTTGGGTCTTTGCAACCTTCCCAGCGGGAATAACTTGGTCCAGAACTGCTGCTAGGGGATAGCTTACTACCGCTAGCGCTGCTGAAGCCGCTTTCTGCACGTTTGTCGGGTTTTTGCCCGCCAAACCGTGATAATTGCGCCTTATTAAGTTCATACGATACTCTAAACCACTCGTCATCCTCGAAGATGTCATCTTTAACCTCATACTTTGCGAGGGTGTAACCCCGCTCAGATTCCGATAAGCCACTCTCATTTCCAGTGATTATAGCCCTTCTGACGACATAAGGCATGAGCTCAACATTGCTCTTCCTTGCATAAGCCTCCAACCCACGAGTGAATTCGGCGTCACAAGCAGATATAATGGCAATACCATTAAGACTCTGATTTAAGACCTCCTTGGTTATCTTAGAATGGGATAATGGATGCTGAAGTCTCATAAAAATTCTACCGGCAAACGCCGGCTTAATAATCCAAGACTCACCATCTTTCTCCCACCTTAAGCCAAGGAAGGTCCTACCATGCATTCCTCTTGCACCGCCCTCTACCTTCTTGCAAGTCAAACCATGCCTCTTATAGACCCGCACGATGACTTCACTTACTTTCTCATCATAGTATTCCTCTACAATGTTAAATAACACGTCATCACCGTGCGCGACTACTTGAACCACAGCAGACGCCTTATATAGCTCCTTCGCGTCAGTATGGATTTTTGGTCCAACTAACTCCGCAGAAACTTCATACGCCACATAGCATGTACTAAAAGTATTAACTATTGTAGTGAGAAAATGCCCACTAGGATTAATTCCACCCCGGACTCTACTGTTAATAGTGTCCTCGATGTGATCATCCACGCGCAGCACTTTATTATTAGCTAAGACTGCCCGCTCAAATTTAGACAAGTTCGTAATAGGATTCCTCATAACATGGTCCCACCCATCCAGCGCAATATTAATCATCGCGCCAGACAGACTAAGGTCCATAGTACTAACATCCCCCTCCAAAACATGGTCTGTCATTTTTGCGGCCACCCCCAGGTAACCACCACCCAACAAATTATACCCAAGCACCATCGGGTTTAGCAAACCAGCTTTCTCCATGAAGTGGTAACTCTTGTGGTGTATCATACGTTGTATGATTTCCAACAATAAATC